CTAGAACAGGCACAAATGTAGCGAAAGATACTAATAACCCTTGAAATATAACAGCTGATAGTATTCCAGCATGACAAACTAAAGAAGGATACGGTAAAGCTATAGGTGCTACTGGTACATATTTAAGTTCAAATGGTAGAGAATACTTTATTTTCCCAGATGTAGAATCGTGAACTTGAGCATTACAAAGAGATATACAAGCTAAAATATCTTGAAACAGTAGAAATATAAAACCTACAGATACATTAGCAAGATTCCAAAGAGTTTATGTATGAGCTAATGAACCAAATTATTTAGCTGTATTAAAGAGAATAACTTGAGCTAGTGATAATACTCCTATTAAAGATATAGATGCATGATTGCTAACACAAGCAGTAATGAAAGCAGAATGATTTATTAAATAATAAAAACCTATGGCATTTACTGAACAAGAGCTAAATATAGCTAAACAAATAAAAGAACAAGGAGGGACTAAAGAGGACTTCCTTGATATCTTAAAACAAATTAGAACAGAACAACCTACAGAACAACCTATAGAACAACCAGTAGAAGTTTCACAAGATATAACAGTAGGAGATCAAACTATTACTCCTACTCAAGACCCTAGTGTATTAACTGCAGATAGTATAGCTGATATAGCTGTTACAAGACAAGCAGAGGAAGTAGAAAAAGCACAAGAAGCAGAAGAAGGATTAACATGATTTACTTCTGAAACAAAAGAAGCATTAGAACAAAGATGAGAACAAATATGAGAAATCAAAGAAAGATTTGATAAAAAACTACAATCTAAAAGTAATATAGTAGATGTATTTAAAAAAGAATGACTTTGAGAAGCTCTAAAAACAAGTATGGCAGAAGAATTAAACAGATTCGGTAGTTCTTTCCAATTAGCTGGACAAGTTGTATGAGCATGAACTGATGTTATATGGGAATGAGTAGAAAATCTATTACAAGAAGCTACTCCAGAAGCTGTAGAAAATGTGATAGAATGAGCTATAAGTAAAATTACTGATACAGAAACAGTAAAAAATATTGCAAAGGCATATGCAGAATTTAGAGAAAAGAATCCAGAAATAGCTAGAAATATTGAAGCATCAGTAAATATGTCAGAAGTGTTACCTATTGCTAAAGGTAAAAAGATATTAAAAAAACCATTTAGTGAAGCTATAAAAAAACAAGTTAGAGAAAATGCAGAAAAAGAATTAAAAAATGTAGGTAGGGCTATATTAAATTTACCAGATAAAACATCACAAAAAGAAGCATTTGATATGACAAAATTCTTTGCTGAAAAAGCTAAAAAGGTTGATGATTTCGATGATTTAGTAGGTCAATTTGAAAAAACTTGAAAAGATGCAATTAATAAAGTAAACAACAGCTTAAAATCAAGTAAAACATTACATAAACCAGCTTGAGCAAAAGAAGTATTAAATGTAATTAAAGATAATTTAAAATGAAAACCTTTTGTTACAAATTTAGAAAAAGAAGTTAATGGTTTATTGAAAAAAATTAATAATGAATGATTAACTTTATCAGAATTAAATAAAATCAAAAGAAGTATTAATGATTATACAAAAGCATGGAATGCTTCATGAAAAGAAGCTGCATGAATTGCACCAGAAGCAATGAGAGGTAAGTATGGAGAAATTAAAACATATATTGAAAATGCTGCTAAAAGGGAAAAATTACCTGATATTAAACAATTAAATAAAGATTGGATTAACTCTAATGCTTTACTAGAGTTTTTATGAAAACAAGCAAACAAGGTTGGTAAGAAAAAATGATTAGAAGCAATACAACAATCTAAATTAAGAGGTATTTGAGATATTATATTTAAGTTAAGAAAAAAATCAGGTCTTACTGATATTACTGATATGGAATGATTAGCTGATCTAAGTTTAAGTAAAGTAATTGATGCAATTAAAAAAATAAATAAAAAGACTGAATCAAAAACAATACAATCAAAAATTAAATGATTAATTAAATAATTATGATAAATAATATAATAGTAAACTTGATATATTATTCAATAGGAATATATATAATATATTTAATTATATTCTAAACTAAAAAGCTATGGACATCAAGCAAGCAGCTATCAAAGAGAAAGCTATAAGAGAATTAGAGAAAAGACATAAAGATAAAAGAGAGGACTTATTAGAGTTGATGAAATATGTATATGCAAATGAAAACCCAAAAGGTATTCAAGAACTATTAGTCGATGACTATATGTACATACTTTCAGATGCTCTTATGAGTGTTGCTGAAAAGAAAATAAATAGACTTATCATCAATATACCACCATGACATACTAAAACAGAGTTTGTAAGTAAATATTTACCTTTATGGGCATTATGAAACGATCCTCATATGCAAATAATAACTACTGGGTATTCTACAAAGCTAACACAAGGATTTTCACAAGAAACCAAAGAAATGTATGAGTCTAATTCATATAGAAGAGTATTCCCTAGAAGAGCTGAACTATCACAAGTACAAAACACTAAGGAACACTGGCAAACAGAGTTGTGAGGATGATATTATTCTACAGGTTGTGGAGGTACTATCACAGGTAAAAGGACTAAGTTATTTGTAATTGATGATCCTATCAAACCAGATGAAGCTGCTACTTCTGAAATAGTAAGAACATGAATCAATAATTGGTATGAAAACACTGTTATTTCAAGGTTATTTAACCCAAAAGAAGATTCTATCATAATAATTATGCAAAGAACGCATCAGGATGACTTGTGTGGACATTTAATAGAAAAGATGACCCAATGATACGGAGAAGAGTTTAAAATCATTAGTTTACCTGCTATTGCAGAAGAAGATGAACTATTTCAAACAAGATATTGACAAATAGCGAGAAAAGAGTGAGAACCTCTAGCTCCAAAGAGATTTGATATAGAATCATTAAACATGATCAAGAACTCTGTATGAAATGTAAACTTTTCATGTCAATATCAACAAAACCCTATTGCAAAAGAATCACAAGAGTTTCACGAAGAATGGTTTTTATACGAAGATACAATGCCAGCATGAGCAAGAGTATTTACAACGGTTGATCCAGCATTTACTAAAAATAAAAATTCAGATGATAGTGCAATAGTTACTTGAGCATTCGCTTGAGATAAAGTATATATACTTGAATATACAGCTTGAAAGTTTGATGTATGAGAGTTACAAGAGAAAATGATATATCATATAAATAAATGGAATCCTGAAAAAATAGGTATAGAAGCCTTTCAAGCACAAGTTACTATTGCTTTTTGATTAAGAGCAGAATTAGATAAAAGAGGGGTACATTGTCCTATAGAAGAAATAAGGCAAGTATGAGATAAGGAATCAAAAATAAGAAGACTCTTGCCTTTGTATAGAAAATGATTAATATACCATAGAAGAGATATGGATTTGCTCGAAAAACAATTAAGAGAATTTCCAAGGGGTAAGCATGATGATGTTATAGATGCTGTACAAATGCTGTACAATATGTATGAATTACACCCTAATACATCAAGCACCCATGATGTTCCAACTATTAGATATGATAGCAATGGTCGACCAGTTTTTACTTAATAGTTTATATAATTAAATATAGAACATGGCAGAAATAAGCAAACAAGAACAATTAGATGTTGCAATTTATATTAAAGATACCTTTGACAACTATAAAGAATTAAATCAAGAAAGAAGATGAGTTCTATATGAAATATATCAAGAATATAGAAGTTTTACTCAAGAAAAAGTTGCAGACTGGTCTAGCACATTTAAAGTAAATAAAGCACATGAAATAGTTAATAAATTATTGCCTAGAATTATTGCTAAAAATCCTAGATGGTTAGTTAACCTTAGAACTGATGAGTTTAGAAATGAGGATAAACTATTAAGAAATGAAAAATTATTAAAAAGAAGAAAAGAATTACAAGAAGCTACAGTAGTAGTTCAAGATTACTTAACATATATATTTGATAGATATAACTTAAAAGAACCAGTAAGACTATGGGCAAAAAATATGCTTATATATGGTAATTCTTATGCAAAAGTAAAATATAAATATGAAACTGCAAGAATCAGAAATGATGAATGAGTTATTGAGGAAAATGTAATATGAGAATATCCAACTATTGATGCTAAAAGCTGGACTGATATATATACAGATCCTAGATATATACTACTAGAAGATGCTCCTGCTTTAATAGAGGTTATAAATAATGTAAGATTAGCTGACTTAAAAAGAAAAAAAGATAAATATATTAATATAGATAAAATCGAGGATTTACCTAATACATCTGAATTTCAAGAAGATGAAGACGGTAGTAAAGCTAGAATGTATGAAGTAACATGAATCCCTGCAACAGAGTTTACTAATTGAGTTGATAAAAACAGCTTAACTATAAAAACATTTTATGGTAAATATACTTTAGAATGAGAAGAAGAAAGACTATATAGAGTTTCTACAGTTAATGATATGATTGTTATAGAATTTGAAGAAATTACTTGTATTCCATATGAAGATATAAAAGCCTTTGATGATACAGAAACAAGCAATGCAGTTTGAGTTGTAGAACCTATAATGAGTCTACAAAGAGAATTAAACTTTAAAAAGAACTCTGCAAGTGAATATATCAATCATTCATTAAATAGAAGTTATATATGGTCGCCTAATTCATGAGTTAACCCTGCTGACTTAATATCAAGACCAAATAACATTATTGCTACAACAAAAGATGCTGTAACTGCACAAAATAATTTAATTGAGCAAGCACATAGACCTCTTGATTCATCATATTTCGCAGAACAAAACGATATTGAAAGACAAATACAAGCACAAACATTTACTGTTGATACATCAGCTAATAGATCAAACCAAGCATTGACAAATACAGCTACTGGTGCAAGGATTAAATTCTTTGAATCAAATACTGTTATAGATGAATTAAGACAACATTTTGAAGAAGGACTAGAAAGATTAGCATATAAGCTACTTGAAACAACTTTTGAAAATATGGAAGATAATATTGTTATTAAAAAACTAGGGGATGAATGATTCTGGGAAATAAACAAAGAATTATTAAGAGATGCCTTTTCAAGATATTCTATAAAAATAGAAGCTAATTCAAGTTCATTAGATGACATAGAAAGAAGAAGAGAGGATTCTATAGGTTTCTTTAATACTTTAGCTTTATGAGCACAAGCTGGTGTTCCAGTGGATTTTACAGAAGGACTAAAAGATGTTATAAATACTTTTGAAAAAAGAGATCCAGACAGATTTATAAAAAGTGTTGAACAACAACAAGCAGAACAAATACCAGAACTAGAATGACAAGAACCAGTTCAAAATCCTGCTGCTGCATTAACAGAAGAAGTTGCAAAATGAGCAGTAACAACTTGAATTTAATATTAATAAAATACATTTATGGGAATTGTAGAATATGAAAAAGAAATGTGATCAACAAAGCCAGTAGAAGACTTTGCACAAGAGTTATATAATAAGCAACTAAAATCTATAACAAACATATCACATACAGACTGATATAAAGAAATAAAAAGGTATTGGTCTACAGTAAAAGAATCAGCAGAAGTACAGTTAAAAACTGTTTCTGCTGAAAATCTTGCTAATGTACAAAATATATGTAAGATATCAACAGATTTCTTAACTTTCTTAGAAAATTTAGAATCTGCAATAGATATATGAAAACAGTCTAAAAAATAAACAACCTTATTGGTTGCTTTCTACAGGTACCCCATAGCACCTGTAGAAAGGAGCTAATAAGAGCTTCGTTTATAAAATAACCATACACATATGGAGTCAAACGACCAAGCAACTATGGAGCAGTCAACTAATGACCAACCAAATGAGGTTAACAGTGATGAAGCAAATACGCAATCACAAACATTTGATGTTAACGGACAACAACTCACTTGAGAAAAACTTCTTGAAAACTATAAAAAGTTACAATGAGAATTTACAAAATCAAGACAAGAGCTGTCTGAAAACAAAAAAAATAGTGAATTATCTCCAGAAGATAAAGCTGCAATAGACTTTATAAAAAAAAGTGGATTTGTAACTAAAGATGATTTAGAAGGTATGTCAAAAAGACAAGCACAAGAATCTAATCTAAAGGAAATAATTGCATCTAACCCTGATCTTAAAAAATATGAATCAGCTATTAAAGAAATTTGAAAGAGTTGAGAAATGGCATATGAGGATATTATCCAAACATACGGATTTAAATCAGGGGATAAACTGGCAAAAGCAAGATCTCAATGAGATATTAAGTGAATGCCAGAAAAGAAGACTAAATCTATTTCAGAAATGACATCTGCAGAATATGCTGAATATAAGCAAAAAATGTGATGGAATAATAACGGAGGTACATTTAGTTAATTTAAAAGCTATGGGAAGCCTTTAAATTAATAATAAAATAACTATGAATAATTTTTCTGCTGATTTCGCTGAAATCTGGGCAAAAGAACAACAAGAAGTTTTCTATAAAGAAAATGTAGCAATGAAAATTGCTGATGTATCATTTAAAGGGCAAATGTCTTTTGGAGATACTTTAAATAGAAACTACAGAAGTGCTAACAATGTTCAATCTTATACAAGAGGTACAGCTATCAATATTGATGATAAAACTGATACTCAAGAACAATTATCAGTTAATAAACAATTTGCAACTGGTTTCTACATGGATGATTTTGATAAAATTCAATCTTCTTACAACTTAATTGCTAATTACGCAAAAGATGATGGTATTTATTTATCTAATCAAGTTGATGCTGATGTATTAGGAGAATACTCTAATGCTGCTTCTACAGTAGATGATGGAACAATCGGAGGTACTGCAGGTAATGGGATTTCTCTTTCTACTTCAAATGTACTAAAAACTGTTTCTGCTGCTAAAAAGAAATTAGCTAAACAAAATGTTGCAATCACTGATTTATACGGAACAATTTCTCCAGAAGTTGAAGATGTATTAATTCAATACGGTGCTGGTAGAGATACTGTAATGGGTGATGGATTTAATAAAGACGGTGCTATAATGGATTTCTACGGTTTCAGATTATATAGATCAAACCAAACTTCTGGTTCAGCTGTATTATCATTAGCTACTAATCCAACTAATGGAGATACTGTTACAATCGAAGGTGTAACTTTCACATTTGTATCATCTATTGGTACAGCTGCTGGTAATGTATTAATTGCTGGTGGAGTTGATGCAACAAGAGTAAATCTTGAAACATTAATTAATGCTCCTACTGCAACTACTGCAAATGGTGTTGCTTTATCTACAGAAGATGCTAGAGCTTTCGTAAATGCTACAGCTACTGATGATGCTACTGCTAATACTTTAACTGTTACATATAAAGGTGCTGGAACTCTTGAAGTTTCTGAAACTTTAACTGACGGTACTGATGAATGGACAGCTACTAAACAAAAACAACATAACTTATTCGGTAGAAAAGGTGGTATTACTCTTGTAATGCAATCTGATGCTAGACCACAAGTTAAAGATGTTTCT